AACCTCCCTCCTTCAGACACAATCTGTCCTAAGCCGGAAGGACTCTTACCAGCCTTCTTTAGCTGCTTCTCTGTCCAGGGCGAAACCTTAGCTGTCCTAGCTCTAATCTCTAGATCATTAATGCGGCGTTCCATTGCGTGAATCGGAACTTCAATTGAATGGCGCCCATACACCACTTCAATTACTCCCTTATCTTTTCGATAGTAGTAGCCGGCATCACTGAGCTTCGGCTGATTAATACCCAAGGCAGAAAAGGTTCTTGTAGTTTCTTCATCCAAGATTTGCTTTACATACGTTTCAAGATCAGGATACCTTCCAATCTTGTCACCAAAAGCCGATCTAGGGATTTTGGAACTCGTGAAAGACCAATCTAAGAAGTTTGGCGATTCCATTTGATCTTTAGTCATCTGGATTGCTTGCTTCAAAGACCTTCCAGACTTTACAGCCACTTCCATAGCACTAGACATCCAAGGAATATCAGAGTCACTAATCTTTGAGCCAAACTCTTTTCGTAGCTCATTCTCAAAGTTGATCTTCTTACCCCCCTTGTCCGATGTTGCAGCTTGCGTGCCTCTAGACAGCGCATACATCTTCAAGGCGTCTTCAGTGTTGATACCGAAAGCATCCCTAACGCTATTCACGTCCTTGATAGAGCCTCGAATAGACTTATCCAAGAGTGAAGGACTGTTAGCGTTGATCGCATCAAGGAACTTGAAAGTATTGAACAGCTCAGGCGGCACCCTGCCCTTTTCAATCTGTCCAATGAGCTTTGGATCATTCAGCATTGCATCCACGCGCTTAGTCATCGGAGAAATGATTAGATCATTGGCTTCTTTCTCCATTCCATTAATCACCAAGCCTTTGTAGATGTTTCCACCATTCACCACTAGAGTCTGAAGGTTTTGATTGGTCGGATTCGTGTAATACTGTTGAAGGAGGCCATTGAAGCTATTAGCGCCTTCTGTGACTGTCTGCTTATCCCCATTGGCAATAATGGGCTTACCATCAACGTCAGTATGTCCGGTATCCTTATCGCCTCTAGTGAGTTCCGCATAGGGATTGCTGGCGAGTGCCATGATGTTGCTCTTGGCGATAGAGCTGTCTTCAAAAGCCTTCCGCTGCTTTGCGGCATTCTCTAGGCCCATGCGCGCCCTGCGTGCCATCGTGCTGTCGAAGCGATTCAGGATGTCCGCCTTCTGGTTAGCCATAGAGGCCGGTAGACGACTCATGACGCTTTCAAAGTTCGCTCTAGCCTCTGACGTGTCTGCATCCAGCGGGATCAGCTCTAGGGAATTGAACACGCCTCCTAGCTCGGTCTTCCAATTCTCAATGGCTTCATCACCCATCCGGCCTCTCTGAGTCGTTGCCTTCCATATGGCTTCTTTAGGCGTCATGTGCGTATGAGAGAACAGGGAAACACCGTCTATCTCGTGGTTCCCCACTTCTTCAATCACATCATCCCTAGCGCCACTATTGACCAGCATCGTCAGAAGGTCAGGAAGCATCCTATGAGTGGCCTTAACGCCGATAGAGCCATACATTTCATTGATGCTGCCCAGCAAGGTATCTTTGACAGTTCCCGGCTCAGCCGTGGTCAATGCTCCAAAAGCTGAAGCAGAAGACTTAACGGCTTGATCCTTCTTCATGCGCTCGCTGACAAACTGTTGATGCTGTATAGCGCCTTTAATGCCTATCGGGTCTAGCGTGGTACTAAAGGAAAGAAGCTGAGTTTCATTGTTTGTATCAAGGCCAAGCCCGGCAGCCTCTTTAATCGTTTCCTCTTTCCATTTCGATATGAAGTCCTCTGTAGACAACTCTTCAGCGTCCTTAGAGTTCATAAGGCGTGAAAGCGTGTTCATGCCTGTCCGCGTTGCCAAGTCTCTACCAGCATCACGGTTATAAATCTTCATAGCGATTGGGTTATGTTGAAATGGAAGATTTGAAGCGTCGCCTACCTTGCCCCATTGTTCAGGGTTTAGTTTCTGCTTTTCAATCAGCCGTGCATTCCAGTCACGGAATGTTTCCTCTTGAGACTTCATAGAAGCATCGACAGCCTTCCCTGTCCCTACCAGAGCCGCTAGAAGATCAGCAGCCTTTTTACTACCGTTTGAAGCCTGTAGCGCCGCAAGATTCGGGTCAGCGTTCTCTGCTTTTGGAATACCATAAGAGACCCGCTTGATTTCCTCTACACGCGGCGCAGTAGCTTTTGCAGCGCCTAGAGCCTCCTTAAAGGCAGAAGGCTTGTTATTCAACATATTTATTGCCCTCCTAAATTATTTCGGAATTTTCCAAATCTTATTCAATGCGCTCTTACTATTTCCCATCCCCTTTAGGCCAAAACCGCCAGATCCGGAACTAAATATTCCATCAAAGCTATTAGCCAGTGAAGCGCCGGCTGCATAACCACCAGCGGCCCCTGAAACAGCTCCAAGAATTTTCTGCGCTGTAGAAACCCCTGAAGAATATCCGGCAGCCATACCCTTATTCCTCTGATTCACATTCTTAATCGTTGCCTCTTTCTGAGAGTGAAGCGCCATTAGTTCGCGGTCAACGTTATCCATGATACTAGCCGCCGATCTACCAAATTGACTCATGGCAGAACGGGTGGAAGTGTTCATAGAGTTGCCGGAAACACCTGAATCAGCGGAAGCAGCTTGTACGGTCCCTTCGGCTTCCATTTGTTGAATTCGCAGCTCTACTAGATTTGAAGTGGCTTGGTCTACCACCTCTTGCTGCTGTCTAGTCGCTTCTGCCACCATGTAATTAGCCTCAAGCGTATTAGTCCTGATATTGGCCTCAATAGTGGCATTCTGAGCGGCTATAGCAGCATTTTGGGCATTACTACCGGCGATAGAGCTTAGAGCGCCAGCAGCTGCCATCCCTGCCGCTAACCATAGCATTAGATTAAGTCCTCCTTCCTAAGAACAAAGGGGATAAACCTGTTTTCATTCACAACCCGGACCTCACCTTCTTTGAAAGTAGCGCCACACCACTTCAGCCAGTCAATATGCTCCTTTTGGCCTTCCCAAATATAATTAGTGAAGAATTCAACAGAACTGCCAACCAACTGAGAAGCAGCTTTAAAGCCCTCTCTCCAAATCCATCCAGAGGCTCGAAGGTATTCCAGCTTACAAGAGAAGACAGCGGCAGTATTCAACAGCCAGGCTGTGTTAGGGGTATGCCCCAACCCGGTAATAGCCACGACGCCATATTTGTTATGCTCAATTACTCGAATGCATTTACTTTCGTAGAAAGCCCGCTCAAGAAAGCCTGTAGGCGTTTCACCGGCTGCATAGACCTCTTCAGAGTCCAAAGGAGTCAGCTGAAGTGCCAGCTGCTTCAGTTCACTCAAGGTAGTTTCTCGAATGTTAAAACTCATTCATCCTCCTTCTTCAATATTAAATTTGATTAGTCCGTCTTGAATAAACGCCCTCCCAGCCTGCGCCAATAAAGGAGCACCCATAGGGGTTAGTATTCAAGATTGTCACTTTGGCATCGTTTGCTTCCCGACCAATAGGGAAATTGAATCGTCCAGTTCCCACCGGAATTTTCCCGGTCTTGTTGGTCACTGTTCCAAGCTGACGCCCTGTATAGTTGGACTCTCTCACAAGCCCGCTAGTGGCGCTTCTAACCTCTATCGTGAATGGGCCTGATTCATCGAAGTTCACGTGTCCCCTTCGAAGCTGCAAGCGGCCTTCTGTCTCAGTCACCCAGCCATTTTCATTTTGATGCTTGATTAGAAAACGTGAAAAGGTATAGCGAAAATTGAACAGCTCACCTATCCATGCCTTTCGTCCTATGTAGTTCCCGAAAATCCTTACAGTGCCCTGCGCGTCCCAGCTTACAACGTGAGTATCACCAGTATCATCAACCAAGACATATTGGCCTACCTTTGGAATCAATCCATAAACATCCGCGATATTGAAAACAGTCTCATTGGTGTAGTCATCAAAGGCTACGTTCTTAGTTTCCGTTTTCTCGAAAACAAATTCAGCCAGACGGTTTACATAAATCTTCCAAGGTTGTTCCGGATATTCATAGACATCAGGATTCATCTGAAGCCTTTCCATGAAGAAGCCCGTACCGGATTTAACCAAGAGATAGAGATAAGCCCCAATGAAATCGAAGGACACGATATTCGTAGACGATCCCCAATCCCAATAGCTCCAAGAGCTTTGAACTCGCCCTTGATCGCTGAAAAGGTACTTATAGACGTAGAGCCTAGAAGGTGCCTTTTGAGAGTGCAGCATAATCATGTTGCTCGCACTAGAGCCTTTGAGCAGGGATATGTTATCGGGGATGTAAGAGCTGACATGAGAAGTTACTGGCAATCCATCCATTGACTCATTTTGATCGCTGGTGAAGAACTCAATAACGTCAGTCGTCCCTGTTTTCTCCATTACAAAATAACTATTCCGGCCTACGGTAATCGGGCGCACCATTGGCGAGTTAATGAAGTCGGTCGTCTTGTCCACTCGAATTGTCTTTGGTGACAGAACGCCATCAGACTGCATTAGGAATTGAGCGTCTTGAGAAAACAAGAGAAGTTCTTCATTGAACGGGACAGCATGTTGAAGAAGTGATACAGCGTTATTGGACACAGCTACGTCAATCGGGTCGCTATCTGTAGTAGTCGTTGCGCTGTTGTTCCAAAACTTAAAGAAGTGTCCAGAAGCGGAAAGGATTACATTTTCATCAGCGATAAGACCCAGGCGGTTACGGAAGAAAAAGATATCCTTCAATTCAAAGCCAATGAAGCTGGGGACGGGATTCGAGTCTTCATCACCTACTTTGCGGATATCCCAATCAACTGCATCGAAGGTAAACGTACCATCAGCCTGTCTAATAAGAGCGTGCGGCATTGTAGACTTATCAATTGTTGTCTGAAGTCCAAAAGCAAGAGTTTCCTCCCAAGTCTTATTGACTGCTGAATATTTTAGCCAGTAATTATCCGCACTCGTTGTCTTGTCGCCCGCAACTTCCACGATGTAACCATCAGGAGCGCTCTTAGGCAAATCAGAAACTTTCTGCACTTTATGCTTGAAGGCAAACATCGCTTGATCACCAAAGCCGTCAGCCGTGGTAACAATCTCTTCAGGAGAAGAAGGATAGATACGAATCCAGTTTGTACCATTAGTGAAGTTGACGCTATTTTCTGTCAGCTTCTTGACTAGCTCCCCTGTGATGTAACTTGTATCAATCAGTGGACTATGCTCAGGTCTCGATCCATCAGGAGTTGTATATTTTGCCTTTTCAACGCCTCCAACATAAATTACATAGTTCTTGCCATACTGGCCTTGCTTGATATGTACCAGCGCCTCATTTTGAGCTACTGGACTCCTATCAGCAGTCATTGCCGTGGTCTTCAAGCGGTTCATTACGAAAGTGTAATCAGCCACCGTAACAGCTCGAATAACCCCACTAAGGCCGCCGGAAGCGCCTGCAAGATAGTTCTTTCCAGATTCGGACATCCGAACAAGGTATTCGTTACCCTGAAGATCGAAGACGCGAATTGAAGAGTTCACGAGAGGCTTCTCGCCGCCACCCTCTTCGCCTGAATCGTCAATGTAGAAGATCAGCTTAATAGCGCCTTGGATACCGGGCTGGCCGGGATTGCCTCCATAGCTCTCCCAATTGTTGACCACACCACCGGCGCCCACGAAACAGTCAACGGAAGTTATCCCTTGCAGCATATCTTTGCCAAACACAGCATGGACATAGCCGCCAGAGCCGCCACCACCCCCCGAAGGAGCCGAACCCCAATCGGAATGTCCTTGGCCCCCGCGGCCATAAGTCCCGCCGAAAACATTGTCAGGAGGAACGCCACCTTGACCCCCGGTCTGCTGACTCCCCCACTGGCCGGGATTGCCGCTAGGCGCGCCACCATTGCCCGGAGTCTGGAACCTATCGCCCACTTGACCACCACCAGCCGACGCAACGGTCTTTGGTCCTAGTTTTACCGTAGATGCTTGGCCGGAACCGTTGGGTATGCCGATCTTCCAGCCAGCGCCAGCGCCACCACCCCCCAGGGCGAACACTTCTAGCTGTTGCGTGTGTTCAGGCAGCTGGACCTGCGAACCCCCTAGAGTTGTTAGAAGAACCTCTTTGCGTGTTGCTACTCTCCCTTCTTTCTTCACTACCTTCTGTGAGCTGAAGGGCGGCAAGGGCGCATCTGTGTAAGGAGTAATGAGCGCCATATATTGTTCAGTTTCATCGCGGTTAATCCAGTGAACATAGGCGTTCGCCACTTCTGATTCGCTAAGGCTCAAAGTCTGGATATATTTTGTAGGAGGTCGCTTAACCAAGCCTCTAGATTCTGAAGAGAACCCATTGACTTGTTCATCTGCTTGGTCAGGCATCCGCAGGATTTGAGGCTGCTGCGAAACGCCCGCAACCATGTTCTTAATACTTTGAGAAACCAGAGCCATTAGGTTCGCCCCGCAATAGCTTGAACAGCGCTAGACTCCATCATTGAAGTGTTATCATCATCAATCCACCACTGCCGGAAATTAAGCCAAGCTTCTTGAATGTGTTTGTCAATCGCCACCTGAACAACATCAGAAGAAATCCAACGGTCATTCATCACTTCAGCGGAACGAAGAACAAGATAATCAAAGACAGGGGCCGGGATAGAGCTGAAAGGAAGTACAAACACGCCTTCAATTTCAAAGGGGCCGTCAAACTTCGCTGAGAAGCCATCATCCGGCTTAACGATGTAGCCGCCTTGATTAACAATCCGGGTTCCGTCTGTCGCTCGAATTGTATAGGCGTTCTGAGGCCATCGAATGAAACCATCCATATCTGGCAATAGCGTTGTGACAAAGGTATTGAAAGAGAAGCCCTTGCTCAAAAGGAGCCTAGAAGTATCTTGTAGACACTTCATGGCATTAACAAGGTCTAGGTTACTTTGATCTTCAAGCGAGGAAACGCCATCAATACCGCACTCATTCAAGATGGTATTAACGGCGTCCAGCATCATTGGATCGCTTTGGTAGTTTTGAAGTCTTTCCATATAAACCATTGTTCTCCTTATTTAAAGGCATAAGAAAAAAAAGCCTCCACTGAAATTAATCAATGAAGGCTTTCTTGTGCTTATTAGGTTAGAGGGGATTACTTAGCGGACTTACCCGCCGGAGCTTCTTTGCCCACAAAGATACCGCCAACGGCTTCAGGACGAAGACCGCCATGGCCGGTAGACATCTTCGCAACCAAGTGAGTGGCTTGACGGGTCGAGTAGCGCTGAGTCTCAAAGCCCATGGACATCAGGTTCACAGTGCCCACGGCACCTTTGTGGGAAATCAGGCAGTGAGTCTTGCCAGCCATATCAGCCGGGAAGGCGTGGCCAGCCAGATTCATGGATTGGGAGAAGTCGATACCCGAGTCGCCCATGTGCGGAACAACAGTCAGCGGGATGTTCGCAATAGTGATATCGCCCCACTGAGACAGGTAAGCAACACCGTTCGTATCCAGACCGCCAGCGGACAGGTAGCGAGTCAGAACAGCCTTCAACTCAGGAGTGATAAAGCCGTAACGCTCAGAAGCCGGTACATAGTTCTTATCGAACTGAGCCGCGCAGCGCTGGACTTGCATGATGAACACGGAACACCACTTCAGCATTTCATCATGGGTGGCGGTAGTCAGTTCCGGCATTTCGCCAATCTCAGCCTTAAACGGCTTACCAAGGCCCGGAAGGTTTTCAGTGCCAGCAGCAATCATCTTTGCCACTTCAGCCAATACGTGTTGGTCTTTAGCGATAGCCAGAGACTCACCCAGCTGGGCGGCATACATCGAACGGAAGGCGTCTTGCGACATTGCTTCATACAGGTCCGACACATAGCAGTCAGAAGTCAGCAGGCCATCAATCTGGATCACCTTCTCAGTCTGTTTGAAGTCTTGACCGTCCAGCTCTTGACCCGGCTTCAGGAACTTAGCAGTAGCGCGGGACATCACCGGGAATTGTGCGGACTTACCGCCCTTGATGTTGATTTCCAGATGCTTGCCAGACAGTTTAGAAGTTCGTGCATAAGCTGCCAGCGTTTCACCCGCAAACAGCTTCAGGAACATCGTGATATCGGTCGAAGTCTTGTCGTTAGTATCCTTACCCGGTTGAGTAGTATTGAATGCCATAGTTATTGTTCTCCTTATTATTTTTGTTATGAGGAGTCCTAACACCAATGATCTTGATCTTCTTGTTGTTGGTTATGAAGTTAATGAAGTTCATTGTTCAAAAGCCTTTCATGGGTCTTTAAGTGTGCAGAACTGTTTAAAAGGGGTCTTAAATAGGGTAGATATGAAGACATCCAATGATGGTGTCCTCCATAGCTGCTACCTAATTCAAATCCGGTGCTACCTAATTAAATGTCATTGCCAAGACCTTGGACTTAACAGCTTCCGTATAGGCCCGGTCATTGCCATAGCGGGGATCATTAATCGCCTTAATCATCGCTGCTTCGGAACTAAAACCCTTTGCGCCACCAGTAGAAGCGCTCAGGCCACCACCCAGCAAGTGAGCGTTCTTAGTGCCATGCTTGCGGATGGAAGCCTGTTTCTGTTCGCGCTGAAGGCTCTTGCCGATGGCTACAGCCGTTTGAAGGTCATCACGGTCAATAGCGTTATTGAAGGCTTCCACCAAAGCAGGATCGCCAGAAGCAGAAGCCCACTTAGTCATTTCCTCAAAGGCTTTAAAGCCACCGAAGGAATCCATGAACTGACGCTGAACTTCATTGGCTGCTGCCGTTACGCCTCGCAAATAGCCTTTAATCAGCTTTTCGGAATAGCCGGCCTCTTTAACCTTCTCCAAGGTCTTTTCAGAAATCTTGCCATTGCCCTTAATGAACTCTTCATGGACTTCTTCAAGAGTCAGGCCAACAGCAGCCAGCTTATCGCCTTCAGCCTCGAAAGACTCTTTAAGCTCTTGAGCAGTCTCAAGCGCTTCTTTCAGCCCTTCAGAGGCTTCAGAGCTTTCTTCATTGGTTACTTCTTCAGTTTGAGAAGATTCAGAATCTTTATCACCACCTTCAGAATTGAGATTAATTTCTTGACCATCCAGCTTAATCTCGACATCAGAGATATCAGGCTCACTATTCGTTTGATTAGCGTTATCAGCGCTATTAGTTGTCTCACTAGTAACATCATCAATTTCTACCTCAGTTTTAATTACGTCTTGATCTTGCATATGTGTTTATCTCCTTACATTGCTTGTTGAACATCATCGACAGTCCCCATTTGCAGAGAACCGTCAGCCACACCATCCCGCATAGCGCCGCCTATACCGGAAGCGATGCCCGGAGCGCCCTTCATCAGCAGCTCTTGTTGATTCTGCATTTGCTGGCGCTGTTGAAGCTCCTCTTCAGTCATTACGAATTCGGAAGTGTCAACATCGCAGGCATTGCCGATAGCAGTCATAAGGGCATTCGTCTTGATGGATTCCAGAGCGCCCGGAAGGCTTGCAACCACACCAAGGAAGGTTTGGTACTTAATGAGCTTCTGGCCGCGTCCAAGCGCTTCTACGCCTGTCGTTACAGTCGGCTCTACAATCCCTTCCGGCAGCGGCGGAACCTTGCCCAGGCTCTCCAAGATGCTCAGGATTCGCCTAGCTAGTGGAAGCTGGAACTCCTGTGTGAGCAGGCTATACAAGCCGCCTAGCAGCTCCTCAAGCTCAGAAGCCATCACTCGGATTTCTTCAGCCGTTACACGTTCGGCTGATCGCTGGATACTGGAATTGAGCAGGAAAGCCCTAGAGAGGCGCTGCTCGATGCGCTCAAGCTGCCAATTAGCCGTTTGCATGTCCGCTTGCTTCTCAAGCTGGATCGAATAGATTTCACCCTTTCGAGCCATTGCAAAGCCGCCGTTCCGCGTCTGTGTGAGCTTCTTCAGGCTTCCTTGATAGGTAGGTTCTACGCCGTACAAGACACGCGCAGCAGCCCCCGCAAGGTCATTCATGGCTTTGGACAGCTTAGAAAGCGTTATCAAATCCGCCTTGTAGTCATCCACATAGGCGCGGCCATAGGCTTCACCATCCTCCTTAGTCATGCGAAGCGGTATCCAAGGGCAGCTTTCGATTGGGTAAGTGTTTTCTGTCCCCTTAATCATTTCGTCTTCAAGCTCTTGATACGAATACCATTCATCGCCTGTCCGCTGAACATGCGTGTAGATCAGAACTTCTTCAGTCGGATCATCTTGATTCACGTTCTTAACGCTTCCCTTCAATTCTTCTGGAAGCGCCATGTAGGCGATTGAATCCACTGCGATGATATGAAGGACATTGCCGATAGAATCGCGCTGAACCACATAGCTAGGAATCTTGTAGAGCTTGATCCCTTGTGTTTCAGGCGGAAGGAAGATTAGAGCATTGCCGGTAATGATTAACTGGCGCATAGCTTCAACAGTCGTTACGCGGATTTGAGAAGTCTCTACAAAGACATTTGCTGTTTGCTCAATGCGTGCAAGGCCCGCATCTACTTCAGATTTCTTATCCGGCTCACCTGCCAAAGCAATCATTGTTGGATGGTCAGGCTGAAGAGAGAAGAAAGGAACACCCGGAGGCAGAAGCGCGGAAGTCAGCTTAGAGGCCAGAGAGTTCACTCCCAGCGCTCCAAGGCTCTGTTGCGTGTCTTCAAAGTCTGCATTGCCGTCTTGACCTTCTTCTTTCAAGGCCAGCGGAAGAGTATGCTTTGCGTTTTCACGTCCACGCTTCAGGTAAGGCTGTCTTTTACTTTGAAGGCTGTCGTAGAGCTTTGCAGCGCCATAGACTGGTTTTACCTTACCTGCCGCCATTAGATATTCGTCCCTGTGCTAGTCGATGCACCTCCACCAGCGGAACCACCACCAGAACGGTCTTTACGCGGGATTCGCAAGCTTCCCTTGCCACGGCGCTTTAGTAGCTCCTCACGCTCTTTCTCTTCAAGATCAGCATCCGGGTTAGTGGACTCATAATTCTGAGCAGGAGGAGCAGGAGGAGGCGGCGGCGGTGGAATATAAATATCTGGCTTCTTCTCAAGACCTAAAACTTTACCTAACCAACCCATACTTATTTACCTCCTTTTTTATTGTTGTTATTCAAGGTAACGCCGCCACGGTTTACACCATCCGAAGATGCGCCGGAAACAGGCCGTTCCTTCTTGATCTTCAGCTGGTTTTTACCTAATGCACGCGGGTTCTTAGAATCATCATCAGCGCCCAGCTTCGGGTCAACAGGCTCCAACTCAGGTTTAACTTCTGGCGGTGCAATAGGCTGAGGCGCAGGCATAGAGATTGACGGAGCTTTAAAGATACAAATTTTAAGCCTCCTTTCTTTTAGTTGTTGTTGTCGAGTTCTTCCTTGTTATTCGTTAGGAAATTGACTTGATCCACCACGTATTGAACACCTCTCAGAAAGTCCAAAGTGGCTGCATCGCTATTCACAATCTGGCGAATATCAAAGTATTCATTGAACTCCTGAAGCTGTCTTTCATTCAGAACTAGCATTGCGGAATCAAATCTCCTTTCTTCAAGATTCGAGCAAGGTAATATTGCTTCTCAAACAATTCTTCACCTATCTTCATGGCTTCTTTAGTCTTCTCCTCAAAGCCTTCCTTCATAAAGTAGCGCAAAGAAACACCTTCATTGAGCTGCTTGAAGGCTACTTTCGAAAACTCCTTAATCGCTGCAAACTCCATTTCACTGGTAGTCTTGCAGTCTTCTAGAATCTCTCTAGCCTTCTTTTCACCAATACCCGGACAGCCCGGATAGCCGTCTGAAACATCACCAGCCAGCGTTTGCATCATTAGATTTCGGTAAGCATCATCAGGGCTAATATCGAATAGGCTGTTATCGGTCAGCCGGATGAATTTGCATGGGACTGTCTTAAAGTCCTTATCCAAGGCCACAATAACATTCTCGAATTCATCCAGATCAGAAGTAGCCAAGATACCGGCCACGTCATCACCTTCAAGACCATCTTCAGACTTGATAGGTAATTCAATCTCTTTGCAGTATTCAATCAACCATTGATAGCCTACAGGCTTGCGATTGATCTTAGTTTCCTTCCGCCGATTGCTCTTGTATGTCGGATCAAACTTAATCCGCCAGTTATCACCCTCAGACAGCACGAAAACTAATTCAGCCTCTTTGAATTGCTTCTTGGTGAAGTGCTTAAGGACGGCATTCTTATGGGCCTCCAAGACGGTTTTAAGACCCTTCTTAATGTCCTCCTCTTCAGAGAAGACACTCCAAAGGCCATCGCCCCAATAAATATCCTTCTCAGCGCCAGCACAAACCCGGAAGGCAATCGCGTCCAGGTCATAAATCAGGCGTAAGCGTTTGCTCACAGAGTCACCTTGGCGTTAGCCATGAAGTAGACACCGGCATCGGTTACATACCATTCGCCACAGTTCACACCACCGCGCAGACAAGACACATGGCCACGACTGGCAGCTTCAGCAATAAAGCGAGCTTGAGCGCGAGAGAAATCAGATTGGAATTTTTGGGGAGTCATACGGATATGCAGCAGGACTTGCAGATAGTGATTCATTGGGTTTTCTCCTTTTATTATTGTTTACAGGTAGGTCTTTTCAGCGGCTTCAATCAGCGCGAAGTTGTCTTTCTTCGGAGTGACTTTGCCGGACACTTCAATGCGGTCAAAGCCCACTCTACTCAGCACAACTTTCAACTGTTCCCGCAAGCTGGCCTTAATCACGATTTCAGGAACCTTATTCAGATCATCCATAGCGCCAGCCATAATTCCCATTGCAGCCTTATTACCGGCCTTATCAGCCTCTGCAATAGCCTCAGCCAGCTCTTGAATAACTTCAGCGTCTTCGACCAGACGGCATTTAAGGGTCAGCTCGATGTTGTAGGTATTCTTAGTCATATTGTTTAATCCTTTCTCGAAGTGCTGTCATGGCATCACCTAGATACCAAACAGGCTTTACACCTGTCTCAGCAAATAATTCATCATGTGCGGAATACAGCAGGACTCGAAGTGAATCGTTGCCAAACGTCTTCAATTTCTCTTCTGCTACATTCCATGCTTTCAAAACGATAAAAGCCCTGTCTAAGAGGGCTTTCAAAGTTTCATCGTCAGTCTTTAATTTAGTGACACTCACACCAATTCTTTCCTTTCTTTCCTTCAGTATCCAATTGAACACGGAATCTAAAGTAAGCCTGTGTGTCTCGCATCGCCTTTTGAGCAATCGCCATTACTTCATCTGCAATCTCCCCTTTGCACGAAAGCTGAATTTCATCATGGACCCAAGCCATATAGGTGTAATCACCATCCCAGCCATGTTTATATCCAGCCTCTCGCAGTAGTTCATCAGTGCGGACAATCCAATACTTGCAGATCAGAGCGCCAGCGGATTGAAGAAGGGTATTCAAAGCAGCATGAGTGCTTCTTACGTGGACTTTGCGGCCATCAAGACCTTCAAGCCAATCTTGAGCGAGCTTCTGCTTACGGGTCTTATGGTCATAAGTAGCCCCCAGCAGTTCAGCTATATGCTCTTTCAGGAACTTCAAAGCGGGCGTTTGAGCGAGGAAACTTGCCTTCAGCTTCTTACCGTGGGCAGCATCCTTCTTAACGATCTTGCCAATCTTTTCATCCCCTGCCCCATAGAGATAGGCATAGATAAATGTCTTGGCGTTATCGCGTGTAGGAAGACCCGCGGCCTCTTGGTTTTTCGTGTGGATGTCACCAAACACAACAGCATGGGCATATTCACCTTCATCAAACGGATACATGAAGTGAGCCAAGCATCGAAGCTCCAAGCCTGAAGCATCTACACCAACCTGAACCCAATCACCAAAGAAACCATTAGGCCCAAAGAGCGCTCTACACTCCTTCCCATAAGCAGCGCGTATAGATGGAATCTGAGCCATGTTCGGGCTTGAATGTGTAGCTCTACCTGTCACAGCTCCATTTGGATTCACAAAGCCATGAATGAAGCCTTCAGGGGTGACACACTTCAGCCAGCCATGCTTACCATCTGCAAGCTGCCCTAAGCGCTTAGTGAGCATATAAAACTCGCTCAGCTGCTTAGCCAGGTTTCGAAGCTCTATCGGCGCATCTTCATCCTTTGAAATGTACTCAAAGGTTTCATCGTCCAACTTCAAGCGCTTCACTACTTCATCATCTGGCCCCTCCTTATCTTCAAAGAGTTCAGGATTGTCAGGAAAATAGTTGAAGACGTTTGAAAGAATCCAAAGGACTTGTTGACGACTTCCGGGATTGAACTCTTTGTACCGCTGAATCGGAACACCGGCTTTATATCCCCTTGCAGCATTATCACGCTTCGGGATAAACACCTTGTCGGGGATAGGAGGAGCGACACGCTTCAAAGAGGCTTCAAGGGCCGTGTAGCGCTCTCTTAGCTCCTCTTCCAGTGTAAGAGCGCTTTCACGATCAAAGGGAAAGCCGTTACGCTCCATCTTCGCTAGAAGGACTGCAACCTTGTGTTCCAGCTCAATGGCTCTAGGAGAGTAGTTCTTACTCTTCAACAGCTCGAACAGCTTCAGCGTAACCTTGACGTCCTGCTGACAGTAATCAAGCATGTCCTCATTGAAGCAAGCCCAAGCGTCTTCATGGTCCTCTGCATAAGTCCCTTTAAGCTCACCCAAGCGATAGCCCCATGCGGCCAGCTTATGAGAACCAAAGAGCTTACCCGGTAACTTTCCGGTCTTCAGATTTTTCTGTTCCGCTTTCATGTTCTTCAGGTTTGAATAGATCAAGCGAGAAAGAACAAGGGTATCGACTATTCGAGGGTGATAGACTTCAGGGAATGCCGTATATCCAACAATCTTATTAATCGCTGGAAGGTCATAGCTTATGCCGTTATGAGCAACCAATAGAGTATTGCCGTCCCTAAGATATCCATGAAGACGATTAACAAACTCCATGAAATCAGCAGGACGATAACGAATGTATCTATCAGTTTCTGAATCGTAGATAACGCCACAATGAAACCTCTTTACGTAAACTAGCAGGCCATCCGTTTCAATATCGAAGACAACAAAGGGACGATTAGTAATCTCCATCGTCATCCTCGCTGAATTCGTTACTCCCTTCCGGCAATGCATCAACGGGATTCAAGCGGCCTGTAGCGTGGTCAAAGTGTAGATAGCCTCCAATGCCCGTTAAGCCCGTATAGCGGACCTTCAGAACCCTTACAGTCGTGTAATCGCGCAGTTTAGGGTCTTGAGTATTCCGCTCCAAGCCGAAAGCAATATCAGCCAATTGAAGAATAGCGCCAGAGCCTCGAAAGTCTTTTGTAGAGACTTGCCCACCTTCTTCATGGGCTTTACCGTCAGCAGGCTTTCTAGTCAGATGCGAAACAACAACCAGAGTTACGCCAGTTTCTTCAACAATACAGCGTAGCTCTGTCATCAGCTTATCAATCAATTTTCTTTCGTCGTTGCCTTCAAGGCCAGATATTGCAATCGACAAGTGGTCCAAGATAATATATTTGCAATCTTCCGCAACAGCCAAGTAGCGAATTCGAGAAAGTAAGTTGTCAGATTCAACAGAGCCGAAAGCGTCATAAAGGGCAAAATTACCAGTGCCAAGAGTGGCGACGAAAGCATCATTCCAAATTTCTTCATTTACGTCCTCCAAGTGTAAGCGAGTGCCACAGTGATAGGACATTAAAGCCTGTCCGGTTTCTACTGCGCTCTCTTCCAAATAAACCATGCCAATCTTAGTTCCCCTCTGGACGCCCAAGTAATACGCAAGAAAGCGCGTAAACGTGGACTTACCAACAGAGGAACCCGCACCAACTACAATCAACTTCTTTTGTGGGATGCATTTGGTGAATTCAACGATAGGCATATTCTTCCAGGCATCGGGCCAGTCTAAGCCCTGCTCTTTACCTCGCTGCTTGATTGCATCGCGTAGAGAGTTGCCGTTAATAATTCCATCTGGCCTATACGGCTGGGCATTCCAAAGAGCGTTTTTAAGCTCCTTCTCTTTGCCCTCAGTGAGCATCTTGTTTGCGTCTTTCTCAGACAGAACAAGAATCTTTGCTTTACCGGGCGGGAGGATTTGAGCGCATTCAGCAGCAGCTTCACGGCCAACAGAATCCATATCAAAGGCAATCACAACTTCATCGAAGCCGATCAGCCATTCATATTGCTCTTTGAAAACCTTCTTAGCAGCTTTAGCGCCATTCGGGACACTCACTACAGGCCATTGACAGTTATCAAGCTGGGCGATACTGAGCATATCAATCTCGCCTTCTGTAACAACAACCTTTCTGCCCTTGCCGGGAAATAGATGTTGCCCTACAAAGACTTTAGGAGTACCGCCAAGGGTTAAGAACTCTTTATCGGG